GTATATAGGGACTTGGTTAATTCACTTTCAAATAGGTGTTAATGTAATTGGACTTCCTGAATTTCACACCCATGAAATAATTATTTCAAAATCAATTAAAGAAACTGATCTTCATAAATATCAATAAATTATGCTACCAATTGAATTAGAAATTTATTTTAATACAGATGAAACTGATAACCTACAAAAAATGGGTTTAGATTCACATGTAAGTAATTGTGAAACAAGGCTAATGACTTTCTTTAAGATAGATGCTATAGGCATTGCTAAAGAAAAAGATGGTTTTGAATATGGTATAATTTATTCAGCAGCTGATAATTTTGCCTCTGTCTTAACTTATGAAGAGTTAAAACAATTACTCAATCCTCAACAAGAAAGTATATGAGTTTATTATTTACAGTAGAGAGCAAAGTAGTCTCTCCAACAACACAAGTGTTATTGATACCTCCCTTCAAAGAAATTTGGGAAAGGGATACCACTAAGGATAAAATGTATGCAATTGAGGACTTCTCTTATATAGAGTTCATGGCTTCAATTCAAAAGAGTAATCCTTATTCAGGTTACACAGAGGAGCAAAGAGCTGAAAAGATTATTAAGGATATAATCACTAGAGCTGAAGAAGAATGGGACCAGGAAGATCCTTTATTAGTCCAAGGAATTGCTAAACTAAAAGAATTTCAAGCTGAAGCTTCTGTAACTTACAATTACTATATGGCTGCTAAATCTGCTGCTGAAAAAATGCAACATTTCTTTATTAATTTTAGTATGAGTGATGTTAACCTTAGAACAGGAGCCCCAATCTTTAAACCTAAAGACATTACTTCTGCTCTTAATGATACCTCTAGAGTATTAGAAAATCTTAATACACTCAGGGAAAAAGTTGATAATGAGGTATTTGAAGAAGTAAAAAAGAAAGGTCAAAAAATAGTTAGTCCATTTGCAGACCCAACAAGTTTAAAATAAATGTCTATCTTTACACTTTATTATTTAATAATTTAAAACAAACATTATGGCAAAAGCAGTAAAAGGCAGATTAATTAAGGTTGATAATACAGACAGAAAGTTTGGTTCAGCTTTATCTTATATTGCAGTGCAAGTAGAAGATGAAGATGGGTCTAATGAAAGATGTATTCTTTTCACTCAAGATGAAATTGTTAAAGCTCAAGTTAGAGCTAGCAAAAACCCTGAAGACCTCACTAAAAAAGGTTTTTTTACTAATTTATTTGATTAACTTTAAATTTTAAAATCATGGCAAATTTAGCAAGCATGTTAGAAGATGATGATATGATGGAAAATACTTCCTCTTCATCAAAAAAAGGAAAAAGAGAAACTATTGCCGCTTTACTTTTTAAAGCAAAGACTGATGCTCATTTAACTCATTTAAAGCAAAAGGATAAAACTCTTGCTACTCATAATGCTATGAGTATTTTTTATGAAGGAATAGGAGATTTAGTTGATACTTATGTAGAAACTTCTATGGGTATTGATGATACTTTCTGTTTAGATGAAGTGCCAGAATCTATGGTTATTGCTAATCCTTTAGCTTACTTTAAAAACTTATACAATGCTATTTCAGTAGCAAGAGAAGCTGTTAAAGAGTCTTTTCTTCAAAGTCAAATTGACTTAATGCAAGAACTTGTTGCTCACACATTGTACAGAATTAAAAATATTGTAACATAATTTATGAGTCAATTAGGAGCAATCAGAAACCCTGATGGTATTTGGATAAACACAGAAGTGTTTAGAGAAGAAGCTAGAAAGTTTCAGAAGTATAATGCATACTGTCTAGATCCTTGGGGTTCTCCTGATTGGTTTACTTATTGGCAAGAGCAAAGAAATAGAATTATTAATGGATATTCTTCAGGGGGAGTTAAAGTCACTGGAGACCATTATTTCTATTTAAACTTCTGTCCCATACTTAAAGTAGAGGATATGAATGCCAAAAAATCTGCTAAAATCACTGACTTTCCTGACTTTTGGGATGGAGATTATAATTACTTTTGGTCTAGAGAAATTGCTTTTAATGGTATAGTTGATGGATTAGGTATTCCTGTAGAAGAATCTACAAATCTTTCTGAACTATTTAAAGGACTTCAATTAGAGGTTAAGATTGAAGAACCTTATTTAACAGGAGGTTATAATCTTATTGTAGGTAAGTCTAGAAGAAAAGGTTACTCCTATAAGAATGCTGCTATTGCAGTTAAGAATTATTTATGTTATCCTAAAGCTCTTACTATCTTTGCTGCCTATGAAAAGAAATTCCTTTATCCTAAAGGTATTTATACCATGGCATCTAATTACCTCAACTTTATTAATGCTAATACAGCTTGGGTTTATCCTAAAGATGTTGTAGATAAAATGGACCACGTTAAAGCTTCTACTATTGAATATAGAAATGGGGTTAAGATTGAGACTGGATTTTTGTCTGAAATAATGGCACTCACTTTTAAAGATAATGCAGATGCTGCAAGGGGTAAAGATGCTAGAGATGTAATCTTTGAAGAGTCTGGAGCCTTTGGTACTCCTGGATTACTTAAGAGTTCTTATGCTGCTACTCAAGACTGTGTAATGGGAGGAGCAATTAAAACAGGTATGATTACTGTCTTTGGAACTTCTGGAGATATGGAAGGAGGTACTGCAGATTACTCTGAAATGCATTCTAGTCCTCTTAGGTTTGGTATGTTGCCTTTTCAAAATATTTGGGATGAAGATTCTGAAGATATGAAGTGTGGTTTCTTCCACCCTATTACTTGGAATATGGAAGGTTACTATGATGAACAAGGTAACTCTGACAGAGAAGGAGCTAAGGCTTTAGAACTTGCTCAAAGAAAAGTGTTATTAGATAATGGTGCTACTTCTGCAGATATTCAAAAGAGAATGCAGGAGAAACCTTTGGGCCCTTTTGAAGCCTTTGGTATGGTTAGTATTAATAACTTTCCTGTACTTGAATTAAAGAGACAACTTGAAATTGTTAAAGCAAAGAATCTTCACATGATTATGGGAACACCTGTAAAGTTGTTCTATGATTATGAAAAGAAAAAAGTTATGGCTGAACCTATTTTAGATGGTTCAGCTAATGTAATTTACAGAATGAAACCTGATAATACTTCTCTAGAAGGATGCCCTGTTATCTATGAGTATCCTGCTGAGGTTCCAATGCGGGGTGCTTATAAGATAGGGTATGACCCTTATAGACAAGATAAAGGAACTTCCCTTGCTGCTGTTTATGTATATAAGAGTGTTATTATAGGAGACAGAACTAAAAGAATAATTGTAGCAGAATATGTAGGTAGACCTGGAGAAGCAGATGATGTAAACTATATTTGTAGATTATTTGCTGAACTTTACAATACTACTATAATGCATGAAAATGAAGTAACTCATGTAAAGGATTACTTCAGAAGAAGAAAACAATTACATTACTTAGCTTATCAACCTGATGAAGTAATAAAGAAGAATGTGAAGAATTCTAAAGTTAATAGACTTTATGGATGTCACATGATTGACCAGCTTAAAGATGCAGGTGAAAAGTATATTAAATCTTGGTTATTAGAAACACTTGATTTTGATGATGATGGTATGCCTATTAGAGCTTTAGACCAAATCTATTCTATTGGACTCTTGGAAGAATTAATTGGGTATAACAGAAAAGGAAACTTTGATAGGGTTATGGCTCTTATGCAAGTTATGTTTCAAGATCAAGAAGATTTACATGGAAAAGAGTACCAACCAAAGTCAAAAGGAAATGCAAAAGCAAAACAGCTATTAGATATGATGGGCACTATGTATGCAAAAAATAATGGTAGAAATTCTCTACAGTCATTAAAATAATTATTACTTTTGTAAATACTTATCTTTTAAGCAAATGAATCAACCAGTTACACAACCCAAGTCATACTCTACTGAAAGACTCAGTAGAAAAGAAAAGGAAGATAATAAGTTCCTTTGGTACAGAGAAAAAATTGACATGTATGATACCAAGGCTAACTTCTTATCTATTGGATATGGAGGAGTCAATGAATACAAAAGGATGAGGGTAAACTATGATTTATTTAATAATATCATTGACCTTTCTGATTTTGCTTATGTGGCTAGTCCTTATGGAGCTGACCAAGGAGAAATGCCAGCCCAAATGGCTAACAGAGATATTTGCTCTTATAGAGTAAAAGCTTTGATTGGTATGGAAATGAAAAGACCTTTTGGGTACAGAGTAATTGCAACTAATAAAGAAGCATCAAATAGAAAGGTAGAAGAAGAGACTAATAGAATTAGAGATTTTGTTGTTAACTCTATAATGGCTCCTATCAAACAAGAGAAAGAAGCAGAATATCAAGCTCAAATAAAAGGTAGAGAATTATCTGAACAAGAGTCTCAACAACTACAAGAAAAGATGCAAGCTGACATTGAAGCAGCAACTCCTGATAAAGTGAGAGCATATATGAAAAGGGACCACAGAGACCCTGCTGAAGTGCAAGGCCAACAAATTATTAATTACCTAATTAAAAAATTAGATATTAAAAAGAAGTTTAATAATGGTTGGAAACATGGTTTAATCTCTGCTTATGAAGTATATTGGCTAGGGATAATCAATGGAGAACCTGCAATGAAAGTTGTAAACCCTGTTAGATTTTCTTGTGATAAGGCTTCAGACCTTGATTACATTGAACAAGGAGAATGGGCAGCAGCAGAATATAGAATGCATCCTTCACAAATTGTACAAACTTTTGAATTAGATGATAAAGAAATTGATACTCTTTGGAGAAACTATAATCATCACATTACTCAAAGAGTACATGATAACTTGTTTAACTTTGATGAATACCTTACTTATGAAGATAAAAATGCAATAAGAGTATTGCATTGTGTATTTAAAGGTCTTAGAAAAATAGGTTGGTTAGATTATATAGACCAAGATGGTATTCTTCAGACTAAGTTTATGGTTGATGAAACTTATAAACTCAATAAAGATAATGGGGATGTAA